CTGAGGGGTACGACTTGACACTGAGGCAACTCTATTACCAGTTTGTTGCCAGAGATATAATCCCGAATAGCGACAGAGAATATAAGCGGCTTGGCTCAGTTATAAATGATGCTCGGCTGGCAGGTATGATTGATTGGGAAGATATAGTTGACCGAACAAGGCCAAGTAGAGGTAATACCCATTGGGATTCTCCGCAAGAAATAATCACTGCCATAGGAAAACAATTCCAACTCAATACTCGTTCTGACCAAGATTGCTATATAGAGGTATGGGTAGAGAAAGATGCTCTTATCGGTGTGCTGGAAAAGGTTTGCGAAGACATTGATGTGCCTTACTTTTCATGCAGGGGGTACGTTAGCCAAAGTGCTATGTGGCAAGCTGCCCAGAGGTTTATTGAGCAGGAAGAAAATGGCAAAGAAACCTATCTGATACACCTTGGAGACCACGACCCAAGTGGTATTGATATGACTAGAGATATCCAAGCCCGTCTCCGCCTGTTTGAAAGCAGTTGTTCTGTGGAACGGATTGCTTTAATAATGGAACAGATCGAAGAATATAACCCGCCCCCAAACCCCGCAAAATTAACAGATAGTAGGTGTCAAGGCTACGTGGATGAGTACGGCAATGAATCATGGGAGCTTGATGCGCTTGACCCACGTACTATTACCAACTTAATCGAAGATGCGGTTGCTGGTTATACGGACGAAGATAAGCGTATCGCCCTGTTCGTAGAACAAGACAATCACCGAGACAATATTTTGGCAGTGGCAATGAAATGGGATTCTGTCGTGAAGAGATTGAAAAAGAAACAATAAGGAACGCATGAACCTGACCTTTCCGACCTATCCTGAGTGTGCAGACTGTAACCTGCACACTAACGCAAAGAATCGTGGTGTGCCTACGCGGCCCCTGCAAGTAACCGGTAAAGATACTGCACTGGTTTTCGTTGGGGAGTCTCTCGGTTATAATGAGAACTTAGCAGGTAAGTCGTGGGTTGGGTATGCAGGTCAGCTTCTAGAGAAACTCATTGCAGCCTCTAAGCTGGGAGACCTGTGTGATATATACCTGAGCAATGCCTGCCGGTGCTACAGGCCGCAGTCTATCTCTATGACGCAAGGCTACACAAATAAATGCAGACCCTACTTACAGAAGGACATCGAGATTCTGCAGAGGCAATATAAGAATGTAGTCCTATTCGCCTGCGGGGGGCCTGCTACGTACAGTATCTCCAAAATTAAAACACTCGCGCTGGCATTTCGCAATCAAGGTATTGATAGTAAGCTGTTCGGGGATGAAGGTATACCGTGTTTCTTTACCAATCATCCGGCAATACTGCACCCAAGCCGTAAGCCCGCATTGATTGGAGCGATAGAGGCACACTTCAATCTCGTTAGGAGGTATCTCACAGGGGACATAGTGCCACAAAAAGTAAAGGTAGAGCCATTGTCCCCTATGTATCCTCCCCTTGAGTTACCTGACAGGATATCACTCGACATAGAGACGTATGGTATTCTGAAGGGAGTTGAGCAAACGGTATTCAACCCTGTCAAGTCCAAATACATAGACGGAATAGAGTTCGGTAAGCAGATTGAAACCGTGTCAATAGGGTTATGGGATGGGGATGGTTCCCTGATAACCTATCTATTCCAGTTTGGTAGGAGGGACCATAGAGCCAAGTTGGTTGCATGGTTAGAGAGAGTATCGCAGCAGGGAAAAACCATAGTAGGTCAAAATATAAAATTCGATGTGCTATATCTTATACACAACTGTCCCTTGTGTGCATACTGGCTTGCACCTAACCGCATGAAACTAGATGATACATTGTTACTTGGGTTCCTGCTATATGATCAAAGCCCGGAGAAAGGATTGAAGGAGATAGCTGTGCTGCGTGGGTATGGCGGATATGAAGACTGTGCAATAACCGCCAAGCATGGAACCGCTAGCGGGCCAACAGATCCGGATCTACATTACTATAATTGTCTAGATGCCGGGATGACTTTGCTGCTTGATAGAGATTGTAGAGAAGACATAGGACACAAGTATGGTAAAAATACACCAAAGCTTAATGCCGAGTGTGCTGCCTTACGTAATGCAATTATATGGGATACAGTCGAGCTTGAGAAGAACGGGTGTTGTCTGGATACCGCTAAACTCTCTAAATTAAAAGACGACAGCCAAACTGTTTGTGATTTGCTGCAGAAAGAACTAAAGAAATCCGGGGTAATAGTAGCAGGCGAAGGCTCTGAAAAATCTCTGCGTGAATTTGTATGGAAAGCTGCAGATGAATGCGGGCTGCTGGGGGATAAGAGACTGGGGTATACGAAATCTGACAAAAAGATATGTATCGATAAAGGCAACATAGCACTACTACAACAATATTTAATTGAGGGAGCATTGGCTGCTACACTCAAAAACATTACTAAGTTTAAGGCTACGCGGGACATCATATCACGTTACGCAAAGCCTCTGCAGACTAAACCGCGTAAGGGTATTGTGATGAGTCCTTGTAGGGGTAGAGGCATTGTATATCCATCTTGGTATCCTATTCCTAGCTATCACAGTAGAGGAGGAAGCCAAGAAGACAAAGGAGGGGGGACAGTACAGGGCAGGTTCAGCGCACAGAAACCATCAGTACCTACTTTCCCGCCGCTTGTTAAGGAATGTATGGCGTGTAGGAAACATGGATACAAGTTGATAGTATGGGACCTGAGCCAGATAGAACTCCGCATGGCTGCTCTGCTATCCGGGGACCCGTTTATGATGGATGATTATATGAACGGGAGAGACCGACATGCCGCTACAGCTAAAGACATACTCTACCCGGGGTCTTCCGAGGAAGATGAGGACTGGAACGATAAGAGGCAACTTGCCAAGAAAGAGAATTTCCTAGTTTTATACCGGGGAGGGTGGAGAAGATTACAGGAGGTAGCAAGAGAGGAGATGGGATTATCTTTACCGGATGAATACTGCAAAGAAGCAGTCCGTGCATTTTACAGGAAGCATTCCGTGTTCTATCAGTGGCAGGAGAGTGAGATTGAGAAGGCTGCCCGTAAGGGATATACCGAACTTCCTACCGGGTGGAGCAGGTCATGGGGTCTCGGCAAACAGGGGGTATCTGCATACATAAACGAGATATGTAACTTCCCTATACAGACCCTCAGCGCCCAGCTGATGCAGTCGGCACAGTTTGCCTTCTTGCAGAGGCTATACGAGGGATATATGCTGACCAAGATAGTGAGCTATGCCTATGATGCTCTGTATCTGGAGGTAGCTATAGAGGAGGAGGAGTGGGTTGACAGGGAGCTAAATTATGTGTTGACGAGGCCACCTATTTTGCCTACAATAGAGAAAGCTGTAGGACGATCTGTGCCTATAGAATATAGTAAGGAAGTGCTCTGCGATGCCACATAATAACACAGAGATTTGCAGCCGATATGAGATTCCCGAGGTCTTGACGGTACAGGTCGATACCCGGGAGAAAACTCCTGTGCTGTTCCCCAGCACTATCAGGATACAACACCCGGAGCAGGCCGGGGTATTTATTGTGCTGCAAGTTAATACCCAGAGAGTTAAATTGGATTACGGAGATTATAGACTAAAGAAGTTTCCTATCTGTTGTGTCATAGAGCGTAAGGCATCGCAGCTGGAACTCTTTAAGAATGTAATGGACCACAGGGACTCTATCCGACAAGCTAAATCATTCCGGAAATTATCTACTTGTGAATATCCATATTTGTTGGTGGAAGCATCCCCAGCAGAGTTGATGAAAGTTTCAGCGAATGTTAGACAACCTGATTTGGTGATTCATAAGCTGACCGTGGCTATGGCTAAGTATGGACTGCATCTATTGTGGATACCGTGGGGGCGGAGCGCGGCAAGGCGCAAGACACTTGGAGAGGTAATGTTACATATTATGTTGAGTTGTGCTATCCATAAGAATTTGGATGTACTTCCTATTCTGGTATAATTATGCCATTGGTTACACCAAATGATACTGAAGGTAAGGACGACTTTATGTCTCGCTGTATGGGAGATGGTACTATGAGTTCTGAATTCCCAGCGCAGGAACAGAGGGCAGCTGTGTGTCATAGCCAGTGGCAGAGAGGCAAGAAAAGAAAAGTTATTACTGCGGTCACTAAAGCAAGACGTAAAGGGAAAATATAATGAAGACATATGATTTGGCCGACAGGCCATCAGATAGGAAATCTGTAAGTCCCTCTAAAGAGGTATGGTATCCCGGCTTGTCTTTTGAGGATGATGGGGTAGGTGGGGTTGCTTCGTTTGATGATGAGGATATCGGAAGAACCATACGTGCCCAAGTGGATATGAAACTAACAGAGATTGGTTCGGATAGTAACCGAAAGAAAAAATACCGCTACCGTTTTGAGGTTAGAAAATTACATATGCCAGATGATTTATCGGCGCAGGAAGTCAGTGCTAGAAAAACCAAGGTAGTTTCTGCTGCCTTAACCAAGAAAAATAAATAGTAATACTGAAAGGGTACTGTTATGCCAGTGAATTTTATTACTCCAACCAAGCCTAATGATGGGTTTCCAATTTCGCATACTAACGCCGCTGCCGCGTTTACACACGTAAAGGATTCCCCCGGCTTAAATAATAGTTACTATATTACCGGGATACTGATGACAGGCGGCGCTGATGGGGATGGATTTAGTTTTATCCGCAGAGCTTCGGTGAAGTTTAACGGGGCTACGGATACCCTAACCATCACCGACAGTGCTGCGCTGGAACCTGTTGCAGGTGACTTCTCTCTGGTGTTTGGTATCAAAACTGCAGATGTATCGCTAAGTGATATCATCAGCAAGGATGATTCCAGCAATAATAAGTATGTGGTAGAGGTAGATTCAAGCGGGCGTTTGAAATGTACTATTGGAGATGGTACAGATACTGCTTCTATCACTAGTTACAATCCTATCAATGATGGGGAGTGGCACGAGGTCGTTATCAGTTGTGACAGGGATGTAGTGACTGGGCTTAATATGTACGTTGACGGTGTAGCTGCAGCTGCTGCTGTAGATCCTACGGACGTGGATTCCATCACAGGCGGCGGGATTGATCTAATCTGTACTGGTTCAGCGGGTAAGACATTCTATCTCAGCACCCTTGGACTCTACAAAGGTGGATTCCTTACTGCTGCTCAAGCCAAGTCCAGATGGGGCACTGATGATGGGATTGGTGGTGGCTGCGGTAGTAAATTCAAAGGAGACGAAACCAATATCAGCTTTGCTATGAATCTTGACGAGGGCGTATCTACTGCCTGTAATGATTTGGTAGCCGCTAATGACGGTTCTCTTAGTAACACTGAATGGGAAGATGGTACAGGGCTACCTATTGATGGGCATACATTGAAGAAGAGCACCAAGATTGCCTGCGGGGTAGGAGCAGCCTTTGGTCCTGTAGCTTTGACGTTCCCGCATGCTATAAAGATCGGACGTAATAATCCGCTTCGAATTGGCGAAACAGATGGTGGATTCGGCGTAGAGTTCTTCGGGTTCATCGACGCAGGGTAATAAACTATATATATGTAGTCAAAATGCGTAAAAAAACTATATATATGTAGTCAAAAATTTTTTTATTTTTTACTTGACTTAGCTATGTGGAGTAGTGTATTATGAAAAGGTAAAAGCCTCTGCAGGACAGGGGTAGTTATCTCAGGATGGCTGCCCCTTCCGATTTTACGGGGCTGGGTGATTAAGACCGACAATGGGAATATTATCTAAACTCAAAAAGATACGATGTGGGACCAACATCACCGTACCGAAAATTCCAGTAGTGTTTATACCAGACAAAAGCTACATGAGGAAGGGGAAACTGGATGTTGAGAAAGTCCTTGTAGTATCTGACCCGAAACTTTACGGAACTATACATGACACGATTCAGACAGAGGTCTCTAACGGGCGGACACGGAGCAAGATTGTTAGAGTTAGACGACCCCGCAGAGGTGACAAGACGTAGGCGACAGGCAGCATACGAGAGATGCCGCGCGAATCTATCCGAAGCATTGTCTATGCTGATGAAGGATTTGGATATAACAGAATCTGATATAGGCGAGAGAATGGGCGAAACAAAGAAGACAGTCAGGCAGATGATTAAGTCAGATGACCTGCAGCTATCAAAACTAACACAACTGGCGGACGTAATGAGTCACGATATCTATATCATCCTACGCCCCCGGGAACCGTGGACCAAAAAATGAAAAACCCAAAGCACATATTCTATGCGTGTACCGAACTTGCTGAGTGGGCACTACCAGTTGCGGTAAAATATCGCTATAGTAAGGCAAGAAGAAGAGGTTCTTTTATTCCGCACAAAGAGATACATTTGTATATAAAACTATGGTTTTTATGTTTTCAGTTTTCCTATGAGTATAGAACATTAAGATTTTAAGGAAGGCCAAATGATTCTAAAAGTAAGAAAATATCTTGATGGGGTCGGGCAATATTACCACGAGTGCACAGATGAAAATGGCAAAGAGCATAGAGTGGATTTAATGGTCAACGGAGATTTCCATGATAGTGACATAACACCAGAAGATTTGGTTGGTAAGACTGTCTCCGTTGATTACACCTATCCCCATATAGAAATCGGAATGGAAGTTGTAATAATACCAGAAGAATAAATGAGCGGATATACTGAAAGGGTATAAAATGGTAGCTAAAATTTTTACAGTGTTGATGCTGCTCGTTGCGGTGTCGGTAGGTGCTATAGAAACAGAGTACATCGGCGCAGAACCAAATGGGTATTGGGACGCAAATAATTGGACACTTGGACCGCCTACAAACCCATTTCTCGGGGTGTTGATTAGTGAGGACTTAATTGTACCTACCGAAGCTACGATGGTAGGTATATATGTTGAGTTGGGTTACGATGTCTCGCTACAGGTATTGGGGCGGATAGAAACTATGCAGTATGTGGACCTGTACTACTCGGACGTATTTTTAGTTGGCGGTGGGTCTATAGAGTTCGTCAATACAGGTGCATGGACTCTGGGATTTACAGGTGATGGTGTGGTAAATGTACAGCATGGCAGGATTAGTGGGCTTGGTGTAATCAATGGGGACGAAAACGTTACTTTTTACTTCGATCAAAGTTTCATATCCGGCGAGAACTGGACACCCGGGGATATTGATGGCAGGGGCCACGTAAACTTTGCAGACCTTGCAATCTTGGTGGAGAATTGGCTACAATGAACCTAACTGAAATACCAGAGAGTTGAAGAATGATTAACATAGAGATGGTAGATGGTAGGCTGACACTTATCGGGAACGGTACTCCGGTAGTCATAGGAAAGAGTGTGCCTCCTGATTTTGTAGTCTCAGAAATTTTCAACGAAGCTGTGGTGGACTGCGTGAAAGATTTTCACTTTAAGTTCCCCGGCACTATTACAGGAGATACCAATGAGATTTGAAATTGAACAGGAAGACAAAAAAGACGTTGCTGCAGTTGTAGGATTAAAACTGAGAAATGATGGGGGCAACTATGTGAGTTTAGTAGCTACGAATCCAGCAACCAAAGATCGGCAAATATTGATGCGCTTTTATGATGGAAAGTTTCATAGATGCATCCTCAGTAGGGCGGCGTATCCCCGGATGGGTATTCAAGTGGATGCTAGGGGTAAAATGCAGGAGAAATAAGCTTATGAAACTGACTGAAATACCTGACATTAAAGCTCCTGTTAGTCAATCGTCATTTGGGTGTGGGATGCGGTGCAAGCGGTGCTACCTACTTAAGTATAGGTGGGGACTCAGACTTAAGACTCGGCAGTATGCGCCAGCTGCTACGCTGGGTGACTTCTATCACCTGCTCAAGAAGGAAGGTCCCAGCCTTAAAGGTACGCAGAAGGTGCGGGAGATTGTACGTAAGATGCAAGACCGCCTTGTGGAGCAGATTGAAAACGGAGAGGACATGACTGGGGATCTTGCGCGGCTGGCCGGGGAGATTACAAATTTATACCATAAGGCTCTGGTGATGGCTCAGATATTCTGGGCAGCTTATCCTCCGAACCCAAGACTTGTTACCCTCTGCAAGGAAGAAACAATCGAGGCCGTGATTGCAGGGCTACCGGCTAAGGGTATACTTGACCATGTACAGGGTGACTCGGAGACGGGGCAGGTGTGGATACGGGACGAGAAATCCAGTAGCCTGCCATTTGAGGATTTGTATACCGGATACGAGTTTTCTATTCAGTGTCGGTGGTACAGACTACTTGCCGAAGCATATCTTAAAACAAATCTGCACGATTTTGGTAAGTTTGCAGGTAACAGTATTGTTGGTTTCATCCTTGACTACATGATGACCCCGGGGATACAGTTTGGGCAATACGACAGGGACTTTACTACCCATACACACGTATTCAAACGCGGTGCACGTGCAGGGCAATCTGAGATACGTAAGGACTACTCCGGGGAGCCTAAGTTTGAAAATTATTTGAAGCGAGTTGAGGAGTGGTACAAGGACAATACAGAATCATCACCCATCAGGTCGATGGGTATTTTATTCAGCGAACCACTATTACCGCCGGAGATGGCGCAGGACCTTGAGACTATGAAACGGCTGTACTCTGCAGAGGCAGTGCCGGAGAACTTCCCGCGGGATATTACGAAAAGCTATTGCCGGGCCTATAAGAAGACCTGTGTATTCTATGACTTGTGTGTGAGTGACCAGAGGATATGGCCTGATATGATTAGCGGGATGTATACTCTAGGGAACCTTGACCATCAGGACAAAGAAAAGGAAAAATCTAATGTCAACCGAAACTGACCAGAAACCAAATCCAAAGATAGAGACCAAGCCTAATGAGTTGCCGAAGATACCAGCAGGATACGCAGACCTAGGGGCCGTAGCTGGGTACAATCCTCCTCCGCCAGAGAAGCTAAACATGCTGGTTGTTGGGCCGAGTAACGAAGGGAAATCAACCTTTATAAATAGTACGCCCCGTACTATGGTGCTAGATTTTGAAAAAGGTTCTGATAGTATTATCGACCCGAAGGCAATACGCATACCTATCCGGGACATCGCTCATTATGATAAGATACTGGCTAAGTTGATAGCCGATGCAAAAACAGGTAATAGACCCTTTGATAGAGTTGCCATTGATACGGGTGATGAAGCTGCGGGGATGTTATCGTTATGGATTGCCAATGAGAAGGACATTGAGGACATCGCTGAGTATGGCAGGGAGGGGCATGGATGGTTCTTGCTCAGGAATCGGTTCATGCACAGGCTTAGAGAGCTTAATAATGCAGGCTATGCATGGACGATAGCAGGACACATAGTCGAGGAAAAAATAACCGACAGAAAGGGTAAAGAAAGGCTTCGTATTAAACCCGCTCTCTTCCCTTCGTTGTATAAGTCAGTACTCCGGCTTGCATCTTTTGAGATGACGTTCTATCGCCTTGCTAAGTCTCAGCAGCGGATGAAAACTATAAAGCATCCCACCAGCGGGGCCAATATAGAGGTTCCGGATGGGGACAACGTAGATGTAGTTGAAACCTACTATCTTGATATGAGGGCGCTGGACGGGGAGCCGGGGAAGAAGAGAGGTGTACCTAACATGGCTGGAAGATTTGAACTGCCTCTTGTGGACGGGTGGCAGGTCTTTAAGGATAACTATAATCGCGCGGTTAATGAATTGAAAGGAGAATCTGTATGAGTACTCAGAATTTTGAGAGTCTGCTTGCGGAGCACAATGCTGACTACGCACAGGCGCAGGCATTCGACAACTGGATGCCGGACGATGGGGAGTATGTAGCCCTCATCTCTGATGTAGTAACTGACACCTTTAAGGATGATGAAAGCGGCAAATCTAATCCATCATGGAGGGTTACCGGTCAGTTGCTGTGCCCGGATATGCCTGCCATCGACAAGAAGAAGTTTATGCTTGGTATGTGGCGTAAGCCGACCCAGTATGGTATGGTTAAGACATTTGCGAAGCTGCTAGCTGCCCCGGAACAGGTTGAGGCAGTGGAGAAAAGCCTTGCCGAGGCCAGTAAGGTCATTCTTGCTTCCCAAGGTAAGGTGGTGCAGATACGCGTAACCACCACGAAGGATGGTGAGTACAGGCGCGTCAGAGTACTGAAGGTTGTTGACACGACCACAGGAACAGCTGGCGTTGCGGGCGCGGCAGCAGCAGAGTAAGATACTACATTAGTTCCCATTTGTACGGGTCGGAGCGTGGCCCCTCACCATTGTCTCCGACCCTGATTTTTGCAATTATATTTAATGAAGGGACAGATTATGTCACTTAGAAGTTTTGCCGAAGATACATGGTCAGACATCGAAATTTGGTGTCTCAGGCATTTGAATCCTAAGTATCTACAGATAGTGGGGTATGTAACAAGCGTAGCTGCGTATGGTCTTCTGCTTGTTCTGCATTTTGTATTCGGGATGTCCTTAGTGAAAATGATACAAACACCGTGGTTAGGTGAAGGTATCTGGTTTACTGAGGCAATCCTTGCAGGCATCCCCGAGTTGATTTTGATATTTGTATTTCATATAACGATTACTAAATTCGGACGCGGCTTGTTGAAAAAATCACTGGATGCAATACTTATGATCGGATGTATCCCCCTTACGTGGTGGGCATTCGGCCCGATCGCAGCAGTAATACATTTCACAGGGGCCATACTATTTCACTACGGAGAAAAGCAACCCAAATGAATCCGTCACTGTTTCTTATGTCGATAGCATTACTATGTCTTTTATGGCATTTACGAGAGGATAATGAGTAAAGGATCTGGACGGCGCCCAATGCAGTGTCCGCAGGAGCAGTACGACAGGAATTGGCTGCACTTATACGGGGTCGAGTGCCCGGTATGTAAAGGAAAAGGAGAAATACCATACTCAGAATTCACGGATGGTGAAGGATCTTATAAATGCGAATTGTGTAACGGATACGGTAAAGTAGAAGAAAGAATTGCTGAAAGGTACAAAAATGAAAGCTCTTAACTTTTTAATTGTCGCGGTAGTAATAATTGTGGTGTTTTTGGGTGGATGTTCTCCACAACGCAATTCAGTGAAGATTACTGCTCAGTACAAGGACTTCTTCAGCAGTACAGACCCGAATAGTATAGTCATTGACCCCAACATGCCTGTACTGATTGAGGCGCACGGAGATGCCGCCAAGCCTATTGCCGAGGTTATTGCGAATAATGCTAAAACGGCTCAGGCTCGTCGAAATGAGTTAGTGGGTAGTTTAACGCCTTTTTACGGAATATTATTCATCTGTGGCCTTGGTGGGCTAGTTCTCATAGCTGTACTGCGCTACTTGAAGATGCCCTCTAAGTGGGCAGGGATAGTTCCAGTGGCTGCATTCGGAGGTATGGCCCTAATTCACTTCTTTAATGAATTTGCAGAGTGGCTACCTTATGCGGTATTAGTGATAATCATAGCATTCTTTATCTGGAAAGTCGCCGAATACAAGAAAGAACGTAATGTGAATTCTGAATTAGCTGATTTATACGCCGAGGAAATAACTAGGCGGGATAATTCTCATATCCCCCCGGAAGAATTAGCATCGCAGGAGTAGAATGGCAGGGATAAAAAGTGATTGAAGAAATGATAATAGGTTTAGTATGGGGTACTATTATTTCAATAGGACTCTTAGGATTAATATGGTTAAGTATTTGAGGAGAAAATACTATGAACGGTTATGAATGTGGGGGTTGTGACATGAGCCCTTGTATTTGTGCTGAAGAAAAAGCCAGAGAAGAAGAAAGAAAAGCTTCAGTACGATTGGGAAAATTAGAGAAAGATACTAATGAGTTGTATTTTGCTTTAACAAAACCAAAAGGCTTACGATTAAAGCTCTTGCGGTGGTTATACCCGGAAATAACTAGAGTAGCTGACTCATTAAGAAAATGTTACTGGGCTGAATAATGGCAGTTATAGGGGAGCCAAGAACAGTTGGGTTGCGGCCTCATTACCTGAGTCAGAAACAGGGGAAGAAGCTAATGGGGCACTATCTGTATGCCGGACATCTGTGGCCCGGTCATGTAGTGCAGCTGTTTAAGAACCAGTTTATAGGATGTCACCGTTGCTTATGTATTACACTTACGAGACCGAAGGAACTAGAGGATTTAGTAAGTATCGGAGCAGATTTGATGGAAACCAGCACGGGAGACCCTATCACGTGGCTGGGGACTGTAAAATGTGAAAGCAGGGCTACTGGATTTAATATCTATATTCCCAAGCAGGTGTGGACCCCATCTGATATAATAAGAATGCAGGCTCCTTACCATACCCCGGGGTATATCGAGGAAGTCAGGGGTAAGGTAAGTCGTCAGCGGTACTATATTTTTAATGTTCCAGCACTGACCCGAGAACTATTAGTACAGTCGAAGTTAGCTAATTGTATGAAGGGTAAGTCAGATGGCTAAGAAGATTACAGAAGGAATGCGACAAATCTTACGCAAGAAATCAGAGCAGGCGAAGCAGGTAGCAGAAGAAGCAGCTAGAAGGCAGGAAGAAGCAGAACAGCGTAAGGAAGTAGAGGAAATACGGAAAACTCGCAAGACTGGTGGGCTGATTCGCACTGCCCGTATGCTTAGGCACGGGGCCGGGTATGCCGAAGCTGAAAAGAAACGCCTTGCAAAGAAAGCAGAACGGGAAAAGAGAAAAGCTCGGCTCGGATCAGTCATTATAGAGTACGCTCGTAGAACCGGCAAACCAAAAACCAAATAAGGAATAGAGAAAATGGGCAACTATAGTAGCGATAAACATAACATTTCGCAGACTATGGCAACACAAGATAAAATTGAACAACTCCAAGCCAAGCTTGCTAAATACAAAAAGGCTCTCGCCGATACTCCGTCGCATGAGGACATGGATGCTGCTGTTTTTCGGGCTAATTACTATAAGGATGAGCTACGAGAAGTTAATAAGAGACTCACAGAGGCCAAAAAGAAGATAACAAGGCTAGAAGACCAATAGGGATAACTGAGTGACAGATTCGCCTCTGCAGAATATTCGGGATGGATACCAGCAGCGGCTCAGGTTAAAGGATGATGATATAGCAGCTATTGATGTTTATACGGCTGTGCTGGTGAGTACGTTTCATCCTAAATTTACTGAGCCTCTGTGGTTCTATGTTATAGGCCCTCCCAGTTGCGGGAAAACAGAAATCATACGTACCATGGAAGGATACGAGCACGTGGAGTTTGTGGATAGCCTGACAGAAAACTCTTTGACAAGTGGAATGAATGATGAGAATGATGAGGATCCTTCCCTGCTGAATCGGCTGGATAAGAAGGTACTGATACTGAAGGATTTAACTGACTTATTGAAGCATGACCCGAAGCTGGTCGATAAAATTATGGGTGACTTGAGGGCGATGTTCGATGGGTACTATTGTAAAGCATCTGGGAAGGTAGGACTGAGGCAGTACTGGGCACACTTTGGGATAATTGCTGCAGTCACTGATATGATTGATATCCACAGCGAGTCTCACAGGCAGCTGGGAGAGAGATTTATGTCGGTGCGGATGAACAGAGTGCCGATGACTTTCTTGCAGAGGCGAGCATTTGCACGGCATATATTTGATTCAATGGCCGATAAGGACGTGTGGAGAGCGAAGTTGAGAGCGACTGTATCCGGGGAGATTGAAAAGTTAAGAGAGAAGTGTATTCGGGAATTGCCGATTCCGGAGGTTGATGAGAAGTGCCTGCATATAATTATTGTGTTGGCTGATATACTGGCGATACTCAGGACCTCAGCTGTTGCTGGTGTGGCCGTGGAGCCGGAGTTGGCGAGCCGGATTACGCAGCAGTTGGTAGAGTTAGCGAGGTCTCGGGCCATTTCTGATAACAGGGATACAGTGGATAAGGAAGACCTACAGCTGGTGCGGAGGGTAGTGTTGGACACGCTACCGATTAGCAGGCGCAGGGTTGTGCAGGTGATGTATAATAGGGGACCGCTTAGATCTGCTATGTCGCTGGTGCAGTTATCGAATCTGTGCAGGGTGAAGCCGGGATTGCTGAAAGAGATTATGGTGCAGTATTTTCATAGTAAAGTAGTAGAGATTGAGCCTGCAGGAGAGGCGGGATCTGAACTATATAGATTAACTGAGGAAACCTATAACCTGATGAAGGAATGTAAATTGCTGGAAGGTGTGCATATACCTAAAAAATTGAAAGGATGAGAGACGATGATTGACTGGATAAGAACATACACTGGTAAGAGGTTTAATGTGTTCGAGCCAACCCCTGAGGTGATTGATATTAGGGATATCGCCCATGCGCTATCGAATACGTGCAGGTTTGGCGGTCACTTAACTGAATTTTTTTCTGTAGCGGAGCATTGTACGAATACGGCGAGCTTGTTAGATAAGGAGCTTGCTATATATGGGCTGCTGCACGATGCCGGGGAAGCATATCTGACTGATATCCCAACCCCCATTAAGCATAGATTGCCAAATATAATTGCTTTGGAGAGGGGGATACTTAGTTGTATAGCTGAGAGGTTTGGGCTAGTAGAAGAAAAATTTTACTGCCGAGAACTAAAAAAGGTGGATTGGTATTTGTGTGTAAGAGAGGCCAAGAAGCTGTTACCGCAGGGGGTCGAAGGATGGGAAGGATGTTCGGAATTTGGGCTAGAGAATATCGGGGATTTCAAAATGGTATTTACTAACGCATTCGCGCCGACGGTGGCGGAGCATTTATTTCTACAATTATTTCAGGAGCTAACCCATGAGAAAGTTTAAGGGTGGGGCAACCCGGGATACAGAAGAAGGGAAATACGACTACGAAGGATTCTTAAGTCCTTTGGTAATAGAGAGATACGCGGCCTATATGCACAAGCACAGGAAGCAAGCTGATGGGAAGTTAAGGGATAGCGATAATTGGCAGAAAGGGATTCCAATTATTGTATATATGAAAAGTAAATGGAGACACTTCTTCGAGACATGGCGGCTCCATCGTAAAGAGATAGCCAAGATAGAAATTGTAAGTGAAGAAGACTCAAAGCGGATCGAAGAATCCCTGTGCGCGGAGCTATTCAATACAATGGGAATGCTGCATGAAATCCTAACCGGAAAGGATAAGTAAATGGATTTGATTGCGCAAATAATGATTGTTGTGCTAGGTGGGCTGGCGATTGCACTATTAAGCGTGAAGCGGTTTGCCAAGTGGGGGCATATTGCTGGGCTTTGCTCTGAGCCATTCTGGGCCTATGTATTTATTGTGAATAAGCAGTTTTTACTTTTGCTGTTAGTGGTATGGTATACGATTGCATTTGGTAATGGTATCTATAATTATTGGATTAAGAAGTGAAATGGTCAAGACCGCAACCCTGAATAAAATAGTTTACGGGATCGCTTTTTGTCACGATCTCGATGGTATGTGCGAAATAGACCCGGGGACCACTATTAGTATTATGGCGCGTCCCTTTACATTGAGAGAGTTAACGATTATAATACATGAGTGCTTACATGCAGAAGAATGGAATAAGCATGAGGAAAATGTTGAGAGGGCCTCCGAAGAAATAGCGAGGCTGTTGTGGAGGCTGGGGTACAGGAGACCTAAGAGAAAAAAATAAATTCTTAAATCGAAAGGGTGTTAGATGTATATTCACGAGGAAATAATCCAGTGCAAAGGACGGAGTGATAGGGTAGAGATTTTTCCGTTTTACGACATGCACGTTGGAAAGAGAAATTGCGATGAGAAGGCTATTAAGAAACAGATAGCAGAAATTATCCGTAGAAAGAAGATACCCGGACGGCATGTAAGGGTGTTGTTGGGGGGAGATCAGTTAAATGCTATCAACCCAAAGGATATACGCAGATTTGACTTCAACGAGCTTGCTGCTTGGTTTTTCGAGCCAAAGAAGACTGTTACAGTAGCTGAGATACTCAGTAATATCTCTACTCAAGAGGTTAAACATGCTGCAGAGTTACTTGAACCTATACAGCCTTACATCATTGGCGCTCTCGAGGGCAACCACGAAAAGTCTATGAAGACCCAACAGAATGTTAATGTACATTCCGCATTATGCACTATGCTTGACGTACGGAATCTAACAGACGAGGCTATGATACGATTTAAGTTCACGCGGGAAAGCGGAGCGTCCTCTACAATTAAATTATATATGAGGCATGGATACGGTAGCGGTAGGAGTGATGGGGCTGAGCCGAATAAACTCGGTGCTATACTAAAAGAATGGGATGATATGGATGTTTGCTTAACTGGGCATACCCACTCGTTCTGTATTGCCGCACCTAAACCAGTGCTTTACCTACCTAACAGAGGAAAGCTGCCCGAGCGCCCGTATGTACGGCACAGGTACGCAGGTAATCCCGGCTGTTGGCTACTTAGCCACGATCCCGGTGAGAGTACTTATGAATCTATGGCCGCCTACCCGGCTCGGCCTATGATGACATTGAAAATAGTTATATGGCCGTTTTGGGGTACGCATAAAAATGGGACTAATCTGGAACAACCGAAAATTGAGATGCGGAGCTATCCGATAATCTAAGAAAGGGGACATTAGTATGAAATGGAGTGATTTAGACAGCGGTACACGTTCTTCAATGTCACAACCAGAGCTTATTCAATTCGCAAAAGACGCTGGGATGGTTGTTATAGAGGCAGATGATCATACTTTACTGATTGATATTGATTCCGAGGCAGAGTTTGTACTATTCAAGGATCGCATAGATGATCTAGATGAGCTTACGGATTCTACCTTTATAATTAAACCATCTGCATCGGAAGGGGAGCATAGATATATTAAAGTCAAAATGAAAAAACCCTTTCCCCCAGCAGAGAGGCTTTTTCTGCAGCTATACCTAGGATCTCATGCTAGGAGAGAATTCTTATCCTTCAAACGGTATTGCACCGGGGATGGCCCATATATCTTGTTAGTTCGGGATGATGACATGGATTAAAGACAATCTAAATTTTCTCTTCTCTCTCTTCTCATGCCTCTGCAGGTTACAAAGGTCCCCCTGCCTTCTGCAGAGGCTCTTTTTTGCGCAATGCGAGTAGAAATTCACGTGGTAAGGCGGATTTTTTTTTATAGATTCTGTGTAGGGGATTCTGTATCCTACAAAAGGAATCGTCCGATAAGTTTTTTTTATTTATTTTTTTATTTTTTAGGTTTTTTACTTGCAATAAAAAATTTTTTTGTTATGCTTTGGGTGAAACGCGAAAAAAACTCGCGCCGGACACTTAATCACAAAGGGGATATTATGGATTTATTATTAGGGTGTATTGTTATATTCCTCTGCGGGGCATTAGCAGGGTCATTGGCATTTTTGCTGGGTGCGAAGGGGGGTGACGCTAATGGCGCGTAACTGGTGAGGTTCAGCCTCAAAAAAGGTGAGTTCTTGATTGTTTTTGTATAGAAATAAATTATAATAGTGTTTTTTGTAGAGGTGATGTATGATTAGAGTAAGATTTATTAACAACGATGGGGGTGGTTTCGCTGATGATGTTGAAGTCTCAGAGGGAACCACTCTCGGTACGCTGTTCGCCCAGCAGATACCTGAGCACAGCAAGCCGGAGAATTACCTGATTCGTTGCAACAGGGAACCGGCTTCGGCAAGTTATGTCCTGCAGAACTTGGACAAAGTATCAATAACACCGAAGAAGATAGACGGGGGGTCTATCCTCTAAGACCAGTAGTGATTCCTCCAAAACAGGGTACAAGGATGTACCCCGCTATTATATATGTGTATATTGTTGAGGTAGAAAGGGTATAGTATGTTTGTGTATGGTGAAGAAAAGACACCGAACAAGTGGAGATACAATAAGGCTTTATGGAGAGCCGCTACTGCGTTCTTTGAGTCCTATAATAAAGTGAGACTGCAGCGTATACGGGGGATAGCGGACAATACGGCTGCTGTTTCGGAGGAAATACTGGAATGTAATTCCTTACCGCGTATGAAGCACCACGCAGATGTTCTGGTTAAGGGCTTGGATTCGGGGCGGATTATGTACCCTAAAAGTTATATAGAAGAGATAATTGTTGTGAGTAGAGGAAGGTTCGGGAGATTATACGCAGAGATGGTGGGGGGAGTAGGTGAATTAGAGAAGATTTCAGAGGATATAATCTGCGCGACTCCTGTTACTGTGCGGAGTATATATGAAGATTTAGTGAGTTTGGCAGATGAGTTTGGTGTGATGCAGGTAAGGAAAGACCATAGTGGAATTATTGTAATACTAAGGACGGATAATATAGTATTTGAGGAAATTGAGTTGGGTCGTTTCGATATATGTATAGCTGCTCATTCTGGCTTAGTCGGGGTGGTGGGCTTACATTATTGTATAGAGGAATGTGAGGGGAATTGGAGTGGTGGAGATAGTGATGATGGTGTGTGCCACCCCCACGTATCGGATGGGCAGTTGTGTGAGGGTAATGCTAAGGTGGCCATACAAACAGCGATTAGGAATATGGATATATTCAATCTTGCTATACTTGTCAAGGTTGTGATGGAGACTTATTATCCGTCTGGTGCGTATATCAAGATGGATGAGTGGGGCGAAGGCGGGGAGAGTTGTAGTTGTGCAGCGTGCGGAGATAGGGTGCCTAATGGGGAAAGTTACTATTGTGAACATTGTAGTGAGAACTACTGTGGAAATTGTGCGTTTTGCTGCGAGATTTGTAGTAACTCGACCTGTTATGGTATAGGTGTAATATGTGAACAGTGTGGCACTACAGTATGCAAACACTGCATAAAAGAGTGCGCTGAGGTTGGTTGTATGGAGGAAATGTGTACTACGTGTGTTGGTGACCACTTTGTTGAGGGATATTGTCCAGATTGTTTCTACGAGTGTTCTGTGTGCGGAGGGCGTTTTGGTGATAATGAGAATATGGCTAAGTGTGAGAATTGCAGTGAAACTGTATGCAACGATTGCGTAGTGGAGGGTGTGTATAAAGAGGATGAGAGTGAAGTAACATGGTGTAAACCGTGTATTGCAGAAGATGATGATGCTGTTAACTATAATTTTGAGGATGATACTAATGAGTAGGAGCAAGAAGAACAAACACAACAAGCAAGCGGAGATACACAACCAGCAGGTGAAGGCGCAGAGTGCAGTAACCAATGCCGCATTACCAGCGAAAACAGCGGAGTCATCTGCGACTGTACCATTGAAAACATGGCCGAAGATTCCGGACGTGACGAAGTTGAGTCTGAGGTTCTCCCAGCTGTGCTGGATGAAACTAACACACTTGAGGGATAAGACCCAGAATGAGATAGGGTTTTTCGGGATAACCGACAAGGATGATTTGCTGCTGGTAAAGGATGTTGTTGTGGTTAAGCAAGAGGTATCACAAGCCAGTGCAAACTTCGATGATAACGGGGTAGCTGATTACTTCGATGATTGTGTGGATAAGGGACTGAAGCCGGAACAGTTTGGGCGGATATGGATCCATACGCACCCGACATTTGGCCCATCTCCGAGCAGTATAGATGAAGATACTTTTGCGCGTGTATTCGGGAAATGTCACTGGTCTGTAATGTGTATTGTTGCTGGTGATGGCACTTCATATGCCAGATTGCAGTATAATATCGGACCGAAATCCAAAACGATTATCTCTGTGAAGGTATTGACTGAGATGCACATACCGGATGAGTACAGGAAACTGTGGGGCGCAGAATATGATGAGAAGGTGACTATGACTAACTGGGGATTCCCTATTGCCTCTGCAGGATACGGCGAGGTAAAGGATATTGTATCTGCGGTGGATGGTAGTATACGGATTGTACGGGAGACAGAGGTAGGGAAACTGGCGCTGACGGAGGATGACTGGGAAAATCTGATGCTGATGGATAACAAAGAGTATTATATGGAATTAGAGAAACTTGCAGAGAATGTGGATAATCTGCATATTGATGGGTATAATTACGCCGATAGTCGCGTTGATGAGACAATAGATGATGAGTGGGATGAAAAGTTTGGATTCGCTGACGATGATGATGACCCGTGTGGTTAAGATTAAGGGGATAATGTGATGGGTACAAATGATGGTGGTGATAGGTATGTGAGGCAGGCGGCGATTGTTCCGTCCGATAAAATCGCTGGGTTGCGGTGCATGGTGGTGGGCGTAGGCGCGATAGGGCGGCAGGTTGCGTTACAGTTGGCCTCTATCGGGGCTACAAACATTGTTATTATCGACCCTGATATTGTGAGTTTACCAAACGTGGTTACGCAGGGGTACAAAGAAGCTGATTTAAGCTGGTACAAGGTATCTGTGTTAGGCCCAGAGTTATTGAATATCAATTCTGAATTGGAGTTGAATTCACATAAGAAGAAATTTACGAGGGCTGATGCAGCGGGGGTTGACGTGGTGTTTGTGTGTGTCGATGACATTGAGGTACGGGGGTTCATCTTCAAGTGTGTAAAGGATAATTGTATATTCTTTGTGGATGGTAGGATGGCTGCCGAGACTCTGCGGGTATTGACTGTGTGTAACAGGGAGATGCGCGGAATAACCGAATACAGTATCAGTATCGAGGATTATGAGAGTACACTGTTCAAATCTGCAGAGGCACATCCCGCGCCTTGTACGGCCAAGAGTACGGTATATTGTGCGAACGTAGCGGCAGGGTTTATGCTGGCACAGTTTACGAAGTGGCTGAGGGGATTTGAGGTCGAGTCGGATTTAATGTTGAATTTGTTAGCAATGGAGTTAACAGTAGGGGGTATAGAGTAATGGCGACACAGAATATGGAGATTGTTATTAGTTTTTTGCACCGTGAGTCGAAAGAACCGCCTACTGGGTTACGGTCTGATGGGAACAATCTGGTTAGTTGTGGGCATTTAATCGCGCATTGGGATAACGGGACGATTGTGCTTGATAAAGTACCTGATGACATGCGGCCTGCCTTCAATCAGCATAGGATATTGTTGATTAGGGCGGCGCAGTTGTCGAGCGTTTCGGTGATAAGGGCGACCGAGCAGTAATTTGAGTAGTAATTTGCGGGGTATTGGGTAATGAGACGCAAGGTAGCGATATGTAATTGTTGCGGGGAAAAGATAATACCGGACTACACCAAGACTACTGGGACACTATACCGGTTCAAGTTTTGGTGTGATATGTGCTGGAGAAAACTGGTTGTGCTAACAGGTAGGGTGGGGGGAGAAAAAAAATTAAAAAAATAATTTGGCGGAGCGCGGTTTTTGCGTTATGCTTTGTGGGGCGAAAAAAAATCATTTTTCTCTACGGGGGTTAGAATCGTGTATCGAGAAATGTTTTGGGGTTTAGTGTTGCCGGTGTTATTGGCATTGTGTTAAGGGGACTATGATGGGTATGCTGAAAGCATATAAGATAATGACTCGTAAGACTGTCTGGGGAAGATGGGATTGTGAGATACTGGAATTTGGGGATGTCGAGGAAGCTCTTGCCTCTACCCGAAGGAAATATGGTAGTAAGATGTTGATTCTGGTTTTACCTGCGGACGATAATCTACTGCCGGTGTGTGAGAAGCATGATAAGCCGAAAGAGTTGTGTTATTGCGGTTGTGGGGAGTACAGGTGTATAGATTGTGCTTGTGATGATGTCAATGCCTGTACTAAGAGAATGAATGAACGAACAGAATCAGAAGAAGGCGCAAGATGAAACAGATACGATTTACGATGTGTGGGATACAGATTGGGGCTAAGAGTGCGGAGGATAATCCGTAACGGTATGCATGAGGGTGTGAGCGATAATTCACGTGGTCTTGGGGATGAGGATGGGGCTTGATGGTTATGGGACGGGGCAGTTATCGGACTGGGATGGGGGGATGGGATGTTATCGGACACACCCATGCGCGTATATAGGAAGGTAAGGTCCGATAAAAGTATCTGAAAAAAATACCGGATTTTATTTGCAATCGCGATTTTCGATGTTAGACTTTGGGCAGAACAGAAAATGTTTTTTTGGGGGCAGAATCATGTATCAGATAAACTATTTGCAGGTTGTGGGATTTGGGTTGTTGATGTTGTATGTTGTTTGCCTGTTTGCACTTGGCGTATAGTCCGGTATTGTAAATCGAGTCGAATAATGTTACTTTTTTTGGGGGTATTACCATGGCAGTAAAAGCAGTTATCAAGGACAATGTGTTGACCGTGACCGTGCCGGTTGATTCGCATGTTAGTAAAAGCACGAAGTCGATTATTGTTGCTACGTCTGGGGGCAATCGTGCTACCACAGCGCAGCATAAAGGGCAACCAGTAGTTGTAGGTTTGAACGCTTATATTCCAAATCCCGACTACGTAGCACCGGCAAAGGATTAGTCCGATAACTCATAGTCCCCCCATGTATTTGGAGTCCAATAATGAACGCATTACTCAAACAACTATTTTCACACCTTGCCGAAATAGAACGGGCAACAGAATCCGCGCGTCTTATCAGCCAAGCCGATTCCTTGTATGCTGCCCTGCAGGAAACTATCCAACACCATAGCGACCTTGCACATGAGAAGCTGCAGTTGATAATCGAACTCTGATACTCCTCTTCTCGGAGGCGCGCTTGAGCACACAAACTTGAGCGCGTTTCCTTTTGCGCTACTCAATACCTGATGAAACCTATCCACAACATTCCGTACATCGTTTATCCGCAACGTATGTCCTATAACCACACGTCCTATAACACACTGTGATACGTCCGATAACGGTATGTACGTCCGATAACCCACTGCTGCGGTCATGTTTCGCACAACTGTTATCGGACTACATATGCGATACAGCACTGCAGGGGCTATCATTATCGGACCCCCCCCTCGGCCCCCTGATGTTTGAGTAGTAGTATAGGGAAAGGACACAGGCGTTTTAATACCCATGAGCGAAAGTTCGAGCAAAAATTCACGTGGTACTCCCCAGCGCCCCTTCACCCCATACCATACCCCACAGATCCGTTGCCAACACATCCGTTGTTACATTCCATCTCGCATGCAACATACCAAACCCCGCCTTTCGTAGTATATATACTACTAAAGGTCACAAAATTCCTACCTCTGCAGAGGCATTCCCTGTCCCCTTATTTCTGGCTTAAAAACCCACATTTTTTCTCTAACTTACTAACTTACGAATTGCCAAGGGGGGTAGGGCACACGCATACCTAACATACTACATATAGTAGTATATATAAGTATATACACTAGATGTTGTATATGTGTTAGTTCTTTTCTCGTTTCTAACTTACTAACTTACTAACTTACGCGTAAGTTAATGAAGTTGACCCCTCCCCTCCGTCACCCTGCGCGAATTCGTAAGTTAGTAAGTTAAACAAAAATTTCTCAAATTTTCTGCATTTTTATATTGACTAGCCGAGATTTTTATGCTAAAGTAACTTACGTATAAGTTAGTAAGTTAATAAGTTAGAAATGGTTCGTAAGCTAAAATATGGACGATAGCGGCCAAGAATCGAGTTCAGAGCCAAAAGCAAAGATATGCAGCGGCGCATGTAAAGCAGAGAAGCCTGCCACCCGCAAATATTTCTCTCCGGCTCCTCATAATAAGGACCGGCTGGCGAGTTGGTGCAAAATCTGTGCGGCCTCCTACGCACGTGCGGTGCGCTCCGGCAAATCCCCGGCCAAGCACAAGCCCGGTCCTAAAAACAACTCATCTGATGGAGAGCCTATATATGGAGTCTCCAAGGTATACTGGGACATGGCCTCCGACGATCAACGCGAAGAATGGAAACAGAAGTGGTTCGGGCTACATCCGGAAGGAGAACAAAATGAATGACGATAATCACAAAGTCGAAGAATTGGCAAAGGCGGTCTTCAGCGGAGACAAAGGTTTGGTGGATGCAATTCGCGAGCTACCAGAAAAATCTGAGCAATCCGAAAACAAGAGGCTGAAAGCCGAGCTTGCAGAAGCTAATAGAGCCAATGACACATCCAGAAATTTATTAAGCCTAAGTCAAGGTAATTACGAGCAGTTACAAGCCGAGCTTGCCAAGGCCAAAGAGGCACTGCGAAAATATGGCAAGCATGGTATGAGCTGTCCGGATTGGTTGGCAAAACGAGGTTGGAAGGGTTTTAAGTGTGAGTGCGGCCTTGAGCAAGCCCTGAAGGGGAAATAATGAACATTTTTCTTGACATAGCAATAGTTATTTGTATAGTCCTACTGTGGCTCTCAATCCGGAGGCAAAGATGAAAATCGAATGCCGATGCTGCCATGGGGAAGGATGCCAAAAATGTGATTACAAAGGCTGTGTTAAATTACCTCTGTATGAATATGTTATACTATGTGTAGCTTGTTATCTCAAAGCTCTATTGGATAGATATGGATCCCGATAACCAAATACAACCTGTTGAAGATCAACCTCGGGGCTTGGATATTCCCAATCTCATTGGTAAGCTATCCCCGGACCAGCTTCATATGCTCATTAACTATACCAATCCCATCTCTGTCATAGAACGCCTTGAGAAATACGGCTGGACCCCTGATAAGGAAACTGCAACTGTAGTAGCAATAGCTCAGGATGGAGAAAACCCAAAAGACCAACTACAAGCTATCCGCTTCCTCCGCACCCTCGTAAAAGATGCCCTTATTGCATCGGGTCAGTTCATAAAAGCCAAACGCCGCCTCCCCTATGGCCCAGATGGAGAGTCGGTCGAATTCACCACCGAGTTCATGCTTTCTGATCGCCTCAAAGATGAAACCAAAAATACAACCGAAAAAGCAACGCAAAATGAAGCTATTGAAGGAGATAATCCCAATGACAAAACAGAACCAAAACCCAAAGAAGACCAGTCCCCGGAGCACCAACCAGACCAACCCGCAGAATCCACTCCCGGGGGAGATATTCACACAGGGGAAGTACCCAGAGCAGAGCAAGGGGATAAGCAAGGAGAAAGTGGAGGACATAGCAGGGGCAATGGAGACTCCACCGAATCTGTCGAATGTGAACATAAAGCACACTCCGATCAAAACAGAGATAACTCCAGCAAAGGAACCGGCAACGGAATCCAGCAACACAGGCCCCCCGCAAGCGAACACTCAGAAATGTTCCCCGGCATTAGTAGTCCCGGAGGCGCAAATTCGTAAAGCTATTGAGGAGATGGAAAGGAAGCTTCCTCTGTTCGCTAAATTCCGCGATTACATCCTCAATACATGGAGCAAGGAACTCGTCCTGCAGCATATTGCAGTGATGACCAGTACCAACCAAGGCCGTGTTTGTCCTCCGCCTCAGATGTGGTGCGACCTCCTTAAAGAGAGGGGTATCACCGTCGAGACTCTCGTGTATGGTTTCCTCTCCCAAGACGCAACTCTACTTGCTTTGTGGCCTGCACTCATTATGGTAATGGATGACAATATCGAAAATCTACCGTGGACAGCAGAAGTAGCAACTTCAATCGCCTTCTTCCAGTCCATCAGCCGCATCCCCGAAGCCTTGTTCGTAACCCTAGCCCCGATTAATGAAAACAAAAACTGAAAATTCTGTGTTTCCACATCCTCCGGATGATAGCAATCCGTTCTGGCCGCTTCCGGCGCATTACGGTTCTCTTGGTGAATCGGAGCAGCGTGAGGCCCGCCTATCAGTTGTGATGGACCAATCTACTCCCGAGAAACTCGTCATCGCATGGGAGTTCTTCCGCAATACCTACCTGCGCCCAGTTGGTGAATCCTTCTATCGCGGTGGCTTCGTTGATAGCCCTGAGATGCATTATCAGATGGTACATGACCTCGGAAGCTTCGCTCGTAACTCGCAGGCTGCACCCCGCGGATCTGCTAAGTCTACAATCATTGGTAAGGAATGTCCTCTATTTTTGGCTCTCACCCGCCCGTACTACAGTATAACGATGGGTTTAGCAACCGATAGTCTTGTAGAAGACCGTTTCGATACCTTCATTCAGCAGATGACAGCAAACCCCTATATCATAAACGACTTTGGCGAGCAGAAACCTAAACGTGGACAAGCGATCTGGAATCATCATCACCTCGCCCTCAACAATGGAGCAGTCCTACAAGGCATAAGTGTCATGGGCAAAAAGCGTGGTATGCGTCCCCGCCTGTTTATCCTTGATGACCCTGAATTCGACCCCGAATCAAATTCCCAAGAGTCCTCTCAACTCCTACTTGAAAAATTCGAGCGTATCCTGTTCCGCCAGATAATCCCCATGCTTGAGCACGGCTCCGCAATTTTCTGGATTGGAACTCTCATAAACCGTCGTTCCTTTCTATTTAATGCAGTGATGGGTGACGATTCACGTTTCGAGTTCTGGAACCGCCGAATCTACAGCGCTATCGGCTACAATGCAGAGCAAGCCAACAAAGTATCTGTATTATGGAAAGAGAAATGGCCCGTTAAAGTCCTAGAAGCCCGCCGTGCAGAAATAGGCCCCGCTGCTTTTTGCTTTACGGGAGATACAGAGGTTTATACCCCTATGGGGAGGAGCGTAATATCCGATCTACGGCGGGGGGACATAGTATTGGATAAAGATAGAAATCCCATAAAAATAAAATCAACAGGAAACCGCACCGTAGAGGAAATATATCATATCCGCTTACACGGGAATGATTGCGTACTTAAATGTAGTAATGATCATCCCTTCTTAGTATATAGACAAACTTGGTATAGAAATCGATTTCATAACCATTCTAATAAACACAAGGCAGTTACCGGAAGTAATAATCCTGTAGACTTAACTCTAACAAAACCAGAATGGGTATGCGCCAAGGACCTAACCACGAATGATTTTTGTCTCTTCCCTGTGGATTATACAGAACTAGATGAAGGAAAGGAAAAAGAGTACTGGTGGTTTGTAGGTAGGTATTTAGCCGAGGGGCATTGTCAATGGGAGCCACCTAAAGACCATTACACGGTAAACATCTGTGCCGGTCCGCACGAAAGGCATCTATTAGAGAGAACACGAGACTGGCTAGAAACTACAAAATGGAAAGGACTAAAAGGACTGCGTAGGATACGTTATGGTAATAGGGCATTACACTTATGTATTGGCAGCAAAGCATTAACAGCTAAGGTTAAAGAATTCGGTCGCAGGTCATGGGAGAAACATCTTACTACAGAAACTAAACAACTTAACAGAGAAAATTTCATGGCTTTATTAGAAGGATATCTATCTGGAGACGGTTATGTAACTGCAGGTAAAAAATCTGCTAATAGCGTAAGTCGGCAATTACTTTTCGATATAAAAGAGGTACTCGCACGATTTGGTATCATTTCTTGCCTAACTAAATTAAAATCGGAGCATACTGAAATCATATGGGGTAGAGAGTACAAGTGCCGTCCTCTCTACTGCCTACGAATCTACGACGAAATAAAGAGAATAAGAGCATCCAAGGTTGGCTATTTTCGAGATGGTATTCAACACACAAAAATTTATAAGATTACTAGGAAGAAGGAAAAGACAACAGTCTATGACATCGAAACAGAGGGTAATTTCTTAGTTGAGGGGGCTATAGTTCATAATTCGGCAGAATACCAGAATTCCCCAACATCCGAAGCCGGGCGTATGTTCGAGGTACATCCTATACGCAACGAATACACAATCGATCTTGATGAATCCGACCTGATTCCGTGGAACCACGAAGCTCCCCGCACTAACAAACACAAAATAACATGGTACGAGAAAAATAAAAGTTCGGCCTCTGCAGACACCTCCGCTGAGAACCAGCAACAGAATTCAAATGGTGATTCTGCAGAGGCTACTCCTTCACAATGGCTCAAAAACTCAAAACCATTCAACGAACTCGTTAGTAAAATGTTCATCATAACCACTTTCGATTATGCTGCTGGACTTTCTCAGTACCATGACTACTCCTGTTTGGGTGTCTTCGGTTACGACCAGCATAATATAATGTGGGTGCTTGATATGTGGATGGGGCGGGCGAGGGAAGCAATCCTCATTGAGAATATCTATCGCTATAGCCAAAAATGGCAGGCCAAGGCCATAGGCATAGAAGCTGAATCTGTACAGATAGCTTTTGCGAACTCTGTAGATGAATTCTTTGCTAAGAAATCTGTGCAAAATGAGGGTAGTGCTTGGCAGCCCCGCGTCTATCCAATCCGATATCCCCGTAACACCTCGAAGGGTCAGCGGATCGCAGGATTGGACCGACGTTTCTATAGCGGTCGTATTAAATATCCGGCCCATCTGAAAGACAAATATCCCTTCAGTATGCTGTATGCTCAGACCCACGATTTCACAATCGACCTTGAACTCCTTCGCCACGACGATGCTATCGATACTGTAGCAATGGCCCAGTATGTAGTCCATGCAAAAGGAATGGGCCATGCTCCACCGGAGAATGCTAACCCAACCCTTCTTGAGAGGCTTAAAACAGGAGTACCGCTGGTTCCCGGGTTGCCCCTACTCTCTGGAATCGATATGGGAGAGTTGTCTGATGTAGAGATAGAAACCTTGATTGACAAGGCTTACGAAAAAGCATACAATAATAAGAGCAAATTCGCATTAAGGAGACGACCGAATGTCATTGGCTAACCTACTGGCAATAGTTACCTTAGCACTTGTCGCAGTAATTGTTGCAGTTACGATTGTCTTGTTCAAGATAATCAAGACCCAAATGAGACAAATCACACAAAATGCGGCCTCTATGGAAGGATTGGTCACAGAACTCCAGATCAACAGAGCTTATACCGAGGGCGGTAAAGAAGCTGCCCAAACTGCCGTAGTAGCATCCCGCCTCAAAGGCATTGCTTCTGCAGAGGCAAAAAAGGAGCCTGTGCCACCCCCCACTGCCGAGAAAGAAACAGATTCAAAGCCTAAACCATTCACGATAGTACAGGGAATTGGTATAGAACCGGAGCAACAAGAGGAAGCTTAATTATGCCTATGGTTATAATTATACAATGGGAGTGGAGTACAGTAACGGAGATGGACGAAGTACAGTGCGGAGATTGTCTGTGGCCCGGCTGCGTAGAACTCAAACTTAGTACGACTAATAACTATCTGTTTGAGGATTAATTATGTATACGATTCCATTACCTAAAGATAATCTGCAGTTAGAGGCGGTAGCAGCTTCCCTTCTGCAGCGCGGGGAACAGCGCCGTAATCCGCAGGCTATTCGATGGTGGATAGCTCACTGGTATATGAAAGGTGCTCGTAATTTTAGTAATATAAACTACAAAACAGGTACTATCAATGTTTCGTATCTGAGTGAGAGCGGTAAGCTTGAATTTATATTTGAGTATATCCTCGCTAAGTATCGTGCGCAGCTCGGGCAATTATTGAATATAGACTTACGACCTGCTATAAAACGGAAAGGTATCAGTCTTGATGGGATGCGCAAGTCGGGCATTGCTCAAATGGCACTCGATGCAGCCTTTCCAGATAGTGCAGCGGAACAACTCAAGATGGCTCTTATTCCTCCTCTTCTGCAATACGGGACCGTAGGTATTGGTCTTTGGGTGGAAGATGAAAATTCGATGGGCATCGATACTATAATGCCATGGGAAATAGTGCCTATACCCCCAACTGTTACGGATCCCACCAAAACCCGTGGGCTTATACGCACTAGATGGGTTCCTGCTCAGTGGATTAAAGAATTATCAATTACTCCCGGTAAGAACTCAAAATTATACGGAGAAATAGAAGTGGTTCGCACCGATACCGGGCATGTTCCTTCAGAAACCGATTCTAGATTTCAGGGGACAGTCTCTACTGCTATATCAGGGGATGCTATGTACATTAGTTCCCCGTCATGGTATCCAATAGGGGGAACAATACAGAAAAAAGACAAAACCCAAATGGACCTAACCAAACTTGTTGAGTTGTGGACTTATACATCTGATGGGTATTTAGCAGACTATTGTATCTTTTCTGGTATAAGAAAGTTAAAACTCCTGTATAAGTCAAACCATTCTCAGAATAGGGTCCATAAACCGATTTCAGTCATAAGTGATACTCCTGTTGGCGGTTTCTGGGGGCGCAGTTTCATAGATAGCCTAATCTCCATAAATACTGAACTTGAGTATTCTATATCCCGCCAGTACCAGAATCTGCAGGAGTGGGATCTGTACGGTATTCTTATGGAACCTACCACAAATGGCATGCCCGCAGAAATTATGCGCGGGAAAGATGGACTGAAACGTGCAAGATTTGAACCTGACTGGACAGTTCCGGAAGTCAAGCCATATAATATTAAACCAGTCAATTCTGGCTTACTCCCGGTTAAATTGATTGATCTGGGTGTAGGTCTCATGGATAAGATAGCAGCCCAGTCGGAGATGTTGAGGGGGGATGCCCCCGGGCGCGTGGATTCCGCTGCAGGACTCGGGACACTGTTCGAGATTGGGAATATTCCACTAGGACCGACAGCTAAAGGTATAGCACTCGGGGTTAGTGCAGTGTATCGCTCAATGCTCGGGCAGCTTCGTGAACTGTGGAGCGGTGATAAAATAGTGGATGTTACTCGTTTAGATGATGCAATAGCTGGTATCAGCTTCGATGCAGCCACTGGACAAATGAAACTTTCTGAAAATGCTATTCCGCATCCGGATGAGGTGATAGTAACTATTGCATCCGAGGTTCCAGTCT